TCTCATTCTCTAGCATATAATTATCAACTTCTTCCATAAGTTTTGTAATCTTGGTATTATTGTGTTCAATATTTTGCTTACCACGATTTTCCAACTCATCTATGAAGTTCTGTTGCATCTTCATCTTGTCTTTGAGAGTTTCTTTCTTCAAATCAAGAGACTTCACCTGTTCTTTTTGAGTGCGAATCTTATCTTTGAGGATATTATTCATCAAAGAAAAGATACGAATATCCAGCAAATCTTCAATCACTTCACGACGATTTGCACTCGTCAATTGCATGAAGGGAACAAAAGTGCTACTACCCAGAATTACAATCTGAGTGAATGATTTATAATTTACCTTGAGAATATTATCTTCCAATACACGCTGCATAGCACGATCATCTGCTTCACGATGAAGTTCCGTACCGTTTACAACAATATCAAAAACTGTTGGTTTGATTCCGCGCCTGACAACATACTGGCGACTATTAATTTCAAACTCAATCTCAACTAAGCACTCTCTTTCATTCTGTGCATTGACTAGTTGAGGTTTGTTGATTTTACGAAAGGGTTTATTAAACAAAACAAAGGTAAGTGCGTCCAAAAGAGTAGACTTACCTGCACCATTCGTTCCAATAATTAGGTTGGTGTTGTGCTCCTGAAAGTTAATCTCAGTGAATTGATTACCAGTAGAGAGAAAATTTTTCCACCTAATCTTCTGAAACGTTATCATCTAAACTTCGGGGAGGAATCACAATATCATTCGGTGTCACCACCGCATACTTGTAATTATACCTCTTACAGGTGAGAATTGCAAGCGCGTCATCAACTTCTACTACATCCATTTCCGCATCTTCGTCCTCCTCCAAGTGCATGGCATAACGCTCCGCATCATCCTCTTCCTCAAAGAGAAAGAGTACCTTTTCACCATATCGATTCTGCACGGCATAGGCACCCTCTTCTTTTGAATCTCTGAGCGTTAGTAAGAACATTACTCGACCTCGCAGGCTTGTGAATAGACTTTCTGAAGGATTCCCTTAATGATGGTGCTATCACAATCAAACTCTGCCTCGTCGATATATCGATTTAAGATAGAGATAGTGTTTTCACTTTCCTCAACTTCAAACTCTTCGTTTTCTTGAACAGTGAAGTTTTCTACGATCTTTAGGTCTTGAATACCACAGGAATATAACTTATCTATAAACTTTTCAAATTTCTTAGGTTCGGTTTTCTTCCTAACAATGACTTTTACAATCTTACCAACATACTCCGAAGTATCGAACATCTGGTAAGGAGTGTCTTCATAATAGATGTTGTAGAACAGTTTAAATGGATTATCAATCTGAGTATGTTCTAGAGTCTCAGTATCAAAAATTGTGAATCCACGAGGGTCATTCACATCATTCCAGAACATCTCATAAGGATTGCCTAGGTAGAAGATTCGTCCGTTGTCTGATCGTGTATGGTAATGACCCGAAAATGTCCGCTGGAACTTCTCAAATAATGAGCACTCCATACCTTCTTCCATGACGTGTCCGCGATGCGCTCTAAATCCGTTGAGCTCAAGGTGCCCCATCGCGCACGAGCTAGTTGAACCTTTAATAGATTCGATACTGCTCTGAGTATTTTCCGCATTGATCCAAGGAATAAACAAAACTTGTAGTTTATCTATCATAACCTCAGTGCATTCAGAATATACATGCACATTTTTATACTGTTTAAGCAACAAATCTACAGAATTGATTGAGTTCGTATCTTTGTAGTATGCAGTATGGTTACCAACGATAGTATGAACAGTAACGCCCAGTTTCTCTAGACGATCATAATAGTTCTCCTTTGCCCACTCAAGAGACCACAAATCAATAGAGCGACGATTATCAAACGTATCGCCCATATCAATTACCGTTTTGATACCACTTTCCTCCAGGTATGGAAAGAAGACCTCATCATAGAACTTCTTGAAATATTCGTGGAGGAATTTAGAACCTTTACGGGCACCAAAGTGCTGGTCTGTAATGATAGCAACCTTCATTGACGATTCGTCTTGTAAGCGATATTATCCTTGATTGTATTATACTCTGAACTGCTGTTAGAAAGCAAGCTGTCATCAACCATCATAACTTCATCGTAACCAGTACGTTCAATGATTTTAGTTTTGATTTCCAGTTGCTTCTTCTCTTTCTGAATTCGACGTAGAAAGGCGTAGTGGATAATTTGCGTGAAGTAAGCGAAAGGATTTTTAGATTTCTCAGGGTCGAAGTTATGAATATACTGAACACAGTTCTCAATACCATCAGAGATCATATCATCCCTGAACATATAATTCACGAAGTTCGGTTTATAAGACAAGTGCGTTGCAATCTTAAGAAAGCACTCACCCAAGTAATTAGTAATTTGGGGTTTACCTTTCCAATGCTGTGACCTATCTGCCTTAGTAGGTTCTCTACCGTTGATCTCTCTGAAACTATCAGCAACCTTTGCTCTATAAACAATCAGTGCTTCAAGTAACTCCTTGTTATTAACGTAGTGTTCTGATTTCTTTTTAGACATAACATTGTTAGTTTCAATAACTTTTCGTTATGTATATTATAACATACTATCAAGACTTGACAACATAGTGAAATATAAGTAGAATACCTTTGTTGGGTTTGAAGAGAGGGGCTTAGCTTTCTTTATTATCTTTAAGTTTATAGAGATTCTCTAGCATTTCTCTTGCTTCTTTCACCGTAGAAATATATCCCATCTTATCGGTAATCTTTGTTTTACCATCATCATCAAGGTCAACATCATCTTCATTGAGATATCTATTGTAAAATTCAATAGTTTGTTCTTCTTTGACCTCAGTCATAGTAATAATCTTATCATATTTGATAACATACATTGAATCTGGTGCTATCTCCATCCAAGGTTTTACCTTGACATATTGACCTACCTGACCACGAACAACTTTCATAATCACTGGGTTCATCAGTAGAAGTATAGGGTCGCCATCATTCTCGTCCACACAAACTAGTGAAAATATTTCCTCTCCTGTAATCAGTTTTATAACTGCATGAAATTCTTCGCCCATATTAGCTTTTTAATGGAATGTTTACAATATCGTAGTTAAAGTTTTCTTCGTTATAAACTTTGATTCTTTCAATTAAATGATTAAGTGTATAGTTTCTCCGTGCCTTGTAGGAAATGTCGTCAGCAATGTCATAGAGAGTTGCCTTTGTTTTGTTATTTCCTTTCCTGAGCACGCGACCAATAGATTGGAGATTCCGTATTCTAGATTTGGATGGAGAAGCAAAAATAACATTGTGCAGATTCTTAATGTTGATACCTGTACTGAATGTTCCGTATGAAGCGACGATAATCGCGTTGTTTTCTTGCTCTGTAATCTCCCTTACTTTTTCTCGATCTTCCGTTGCCACACCACCGTGGACGAAGAACACATGGCGTTCTTCCACACTACCAGTATTTATTAAATCGTAAAGTGGTTGTCCATGTCCTTCAACCCTTGAAAAGAGTATGAGTGTATTACCTTTCAAATCAAGTGCAAGATTTCTGATAAATCTATTACGCTTTTCATGATTGATGATATACTGGACCTCATCTTCAAACGTTTCAAACTTGTGTGCAGGATGCTTCAGTAGAAGAACATTGATATCCAGTTTTGCAACGTGCCCCTTCTTCATCAGTTCTTCTGTTCTGATGATTTTATATGATGGACCAAATAATCCTTCTAGTACCCACTTATGAGTCTGGGTACCATCAAGTGTTCCAGTGAATCCATAACGAAATTTTGCATCGCCAAGTTTTGTCATTATAGATATTAATGACTTGCTTTTAAACTGGTGAGCCTCGTCCCCAACAACTACGTTAAATCTAGAAAAATATTTTCGGGGGAGTTTGTAGATGGACTGCCAGGTAGTGATGATAACTTGGGAATCAGTTTCCCTTTCTCTACCAGCGTATATCTTGTGGCAGTATGAACCTACGTCCCAACCATAATCTGCAAAATCTTTATACATCTGTTCTACTAACGAAGTCGTCGGAACAACTATCAGAGTATTTTGCCCGCGCTCAACGTGATATCTCACAAGAGAGTATATCATCAGAGACTTTCCAGAAGCAGTTGGGGATATCAACAGCCTTCTATTATGCTTTAAGGCGTCGTATACCCCTTCGATTTGATACTCTCTAGGAGCGTACTTGCTAACGGATGTCATATAATCTTTCACACCTTCCTTAGAGATCATCTCATTGACCTCAAAAGGAAGACCATAGAACTTGTTCTCTACGAACTCGTAGGAGTACTCATGGTCTTTACAGAACTGTATAACCTTGTCCAACAACCCAACGTATATCTCTCCATTCTGGGTGTTGAATAGG